ACTCGTCGACGATCTCTACCATGTTCGCCCTGACCGCCTCACCGATCACGTACGGGCCGCCCGCCACTGCGATGTCCCAGCTGTTGCCAACCCACGCCGGAAACTGCCGGTACTGGAGCGCCCCCATGAACGCGCCGATACCGAACGGCAACCGGCCCGTGTTGCGGATCGACAGTTGCGCCTCACGGCTCGTGCCCTTGCCGAGCAGAGCGGCCGCCGCTTTCCGCTGCTGCGGTGCGCTACTCGCCGCCCGATCTTTCGACCGGTCGGCCACTAGACGGCCGACCTCGCGATGTGCCCGCGACAAGTTGCGGGTTGTGCCCGTCGCCTTGCGGAACGCCCGCGACAACTCCTTCGCGCCTTCGACACGAACCGCCGGACCGGGCATCGTCAGGGGGTGGCGTCGAGGGTGGTGTACGCGACAGAGATCGGCTGCGCCGACCCGTCCGACAACGCCTTCCCGGAGATCGCTTGCATCATCAGACCCGGACCGTCCACCGTCGCATCCACATCGTCGAACCGGACGTTCGGCATCGTGATCGTGATCCCCGGGTAGGTGGTCGCACCGATCAGAGTCGGAGACTTCGCCGTCACCACGATCGACGCCAGGGTGCCGGCCGCGGTCTCCGCCTTGAACCGGTTGTACTGGGTGAGGCTGTCCCAGTCCGCCTCACACTCCACGGTGATCTCCCGCATCGCCTCTTCTGCGGACTGCGCCCGACGCGTCGACCCCTGCAAGAAGTGGCGGTCGGTCTTGAGATGGTTGTCGACCTTCACCGACCACTTCGTGACCGGCACAGCGGTGCCGGCGATCGTGCAGTCGGCACGCGCCCACGACATCACCTCCGTCGACGCCGGGTACGACGCTGATGCCAGTGCCGTCGCGGTCGACTGGTCAGCGAAGATGAAGTCAGCCTCGAACGTGAGCAGCCTCTCCTTCTCACAGGACAGCGTCCACGACACGACCTTGCCGCCAGACCAGGTGAACGCCTGGTCGGTGGTACCAGCCGGGCCGAGCGGACGGTTCCCTTGCGCAGTGAACGACTTGCCCCACAAATCACCGATCGTGCCGGTGTGGGTGTACGCGGAGTCGGTCGGACCGGTGGTCGCCACCGAGCCGAGCATGTGCTCAAGCCAGAACCCGAACCCCTTCGATGCCGGCTCATGCGACCACGGCCCCGCGGCGCCCAGCACGAACGGGACGAACCTGTCGGTACGCTCCACGCGCTGCCCCGAACGGAGACCTTCGGAAACGGCCCGGCCCGTCTCAAGCTTGATCTTCTCCGAGGAGAACTCGAAGAATCGGTCTACGGTCACCGCGGTGCCGTAGACCGTCTCCTTCTTCGCTCCGAACTGGCTCACGATGGGCATGTCACGCCTCCTTGGCGGCGGGCTTGCCGGCCTTCGCCGGCTGCCAGTTGTCCGGCTGGTCGAGCAGCCGTTCACCGAGCTGGTCGGACACCTCGACCTCTTCGCCGTGGGCGACGGTCGCTGACAGCTGCGGGGCGACCTCGATCACGACCGCGTTGAACGGGCCGACGTACGTCAGGCGCTTGGACATTGGATGCTCCCTGGGATCAGGTGATGCGGGTGTGAACCTCGACCGACAGGCGCATCACCGAACCGCACCCCTCAGAGGTGCGCCACGGGACCGGCCCGTCCAAGTCGGAAAGCACTGCGTGCACGACACCCGGCAACGGGTTGCCGTCAGCGTCGTCGAGAAACGGGTGGGCTGCGAGCTCGACCCGGACAGCTTCGATCAGGTCCTCGGCGTCGGCGTCGCACTGCTCGTGGTCTGGGTCGCCGGGATTCCACGCTGCGGCGACGATATCGACGTGGCAGACGTCGTCGTAGGCGAGAGAACCGGCGCGCTGGTTGGCGACTGCGAGCGTCCCCCGCATGTCGGCAAGGAACAGGTTGAGCCCGACCATCGGCTCGTGCGGCGCCGAGTAGGTGACGGTCACCCCGGCGAGCCCCGGGGCGTTCTCCAGCACGTCACGGAGCCGCACCTTGATCGCCGCACGGGACAGCCTTGTGGCGACAGCCATCAGGCGATCCCCGGCCGCCGGTAGGCGTTCAGCACTGCGTCAAGGTCGAGCACGCCAGTCGGTCGACCTGCGGCAAAGTCGGGCGTCGAGTATCGCACGGTGTTTCCGTCGACCGTCTCCCACAACATGTCCGACGGCGACTGGGCGCCACGGGCGAGCAGGTCACGTCGGATGCAGCGCACCATCGCGGTGACAAGCCGCGCGGGCGGGAACGTCTCGCCGAACTCGACACCGACGGAGATCGGCTTACCGGCAGTCCACCCCGACGCCAGGTGCAGCACCGATCCGGCGATGATGTCCACGTCGTCAGCGTCGATCGCGTCACCGTCGATCGTCACAGACCGTACAGCTGTGACCGGCTGATGAAACGCCGGCAAGCAGTCCCCGCCTCGGCCCCAGTGCGACTCGACCGCGAACGAGGGGACGAACCCCCACCCGCAATACCTCTCGACGTACTCGGCGAGACCGTCGCGGTAGTCCTGGAGCAGCCAATCCGGGAAACGGCCGGTGTCACCTAGCCCAGGTTCGCGCCGCAAGCGGGCGAGTGACATGTAGTCGGCGCCAGCCACGTCGACCGCGAACCCTGTCACCGCCGGAACCCCGCCGACGGTCGCAGTCACGGTCACCTCCAGCCGGTCGAGCTGGTCGAGCTGGTCGGCGGCCGTCAGGGTGACGGCCACATGCGTGCCGGTCACGGCACACGCCGGGGCTGTCGCAGTGGTGCCGTCTGCTCGGACGACGACAGCAGACGGGGATCCCGACGGGGTGCCGTCGAACGGGTCGGTCAAGATCGTGACGGTGGAACCGACAACGGAGCGCACCCCGTCACCCCTTCGGCTTGCGGCGCGACACCTTCTCGGCACCGGCAGCCGCCGGGCGTTCGACGTCCTCGCCGAGAGCAGCGAGCACCTGACGTACCTGCTCCGCACGGGCCGACTGGCCGTGAGTCTCGTAGCCGGCGAGCTCCCGCTTGAGAGCCGCGACGTGCTCGACGTCCACCATGTGCCACCTCCTTCTCACGACCGGCGACACACCCGACCCGACATGCGAGCCGGGCCGGGTGCGTCAACGGTCAGACGGTCAGAACGTCGGAGTGACCAGACCGGTACCGGTGATGTCACCGGTCGCCAGCGGGTACCGGCCGGCGGTGAACGCCGAGAACCCGTACACCGAGAGAGTCGTGCCGAGCGACGCCGGAACGTCGACCTTCACCTGGAGGGGACCGGGGTCCTCCCACAGATGGCACTCCTCGCCGACCACCGCGAGGATCGGATCCTCGTTCGTGCCCGCACCGATGTTCGTCGGCAGGTTGGCGTCGACGATCACCGGGATGCCGGCGAGGATGCCGGACGGGCCGTTGCCGTACCCGAACGACGACACCTCTCCGCCCTGCTGGTTGATCCCCGACAGCTGGATGAACGGGAAGTTCGTCCCGACGGAGGAGGCGAACCACCAGAACCTGCGCGGATGCATGATGAAGTGCGACGGGCCGAGGAACACGCCACCCTGAATCTGCTGGACGAGGTCGAACAGCTTCGGCCACGCCTCCGCAGCGGTCGGGCTGGCGTCGGTGTAGGTGACCCCGACGTTGCCGGACACGTTGCGGACCCCGAGATGGGTGCCGGAGGTGCCGTCGTTGTTCAGGATCGACGAGTCGAGCGCCGTGTGGTACGCCCGGACCAGATCGGAGATCACGATCTCGTCGGCACCCTCGGAACGGGCGAGCGCCTGCGCTGAGATCGTCTGCTGGCCGGCGATCGTCCGCACGTCGACCGTGAGCAGCGTGTCGTCCAGGTTCGTCTCCGACACCGAAGCGTTCTCCGACGCCTGGATCGCAGCCGACGTGCCGGTCGTGACCCTGGAGATGTTCACGGTCATCCCCGAACCGGGCAGCTGGTGGCTGTTGCACACGTCCGCGAACGGGCGCATGGCACGGGCCACCGGTGCGACCATGTCGGTCAGGTACTGCGGGACGGTCAGACCGGCGAGGGCACCCGTGCCGATGGCACGGACCTCGACACCGTCAGCGTCGTTCTCGCGGCGGTGCTGCACCAGCCTCGCCTGAGCATCGGGGTCGCCCTGATGGCCGGCGAGCACGTCGGCCACGAACGACACGCCACGACGGGCGGAGCCCGGCGAGTAGGTGCGCTCTTCGGAACGCACCACAGCGGGAGCGGCCGGGGTGCCGGCGGGCGGGATCAGCCCGAGCCGGGCCTCCGCGGCTTCGGCTGCCGTACGGGCCTCCGCCGCGGCTTCCAGCTCGGCGATGCGCCCCTCGAGCTGGCCGCGCTGCTCGTCGAGCCCGCGGATCTGGTCGGCAGCCGCACGGAAAGCGGTCTGCTCGGCGTCGGTCAGGTCGCCGTCGCCACGGGCTTCGGCGCCGTCGAGGATCGAGTCGAGCTCGCCTTGACGTTCGGCGCGCTCGGTGAGGATGGCGCGCAGGTGCGCGCGAATCTGCTCCAGCATCGGAGAGGTCCTTTCAGAGAAGGTGGTTGGTGGGTTGTTGCCTGACGATGGGGTGGCGGTCGGAGGTGCGAACCAGGTGGCGCCCCCGCAGGGGGGCCGGCGTGGCCGCGGCGTCTACCGCCGGCGCCTGTCAGGGAATGGCAAGCCGTAACCGTTCAGCCTCGGCCATGTACCGGGCGACCGACGCACGACGGCGGGACGGCCCGGCGATCCGCTCGGCACGCAGCAGTGCGACCGTCGCAGGGTTCGCCGGATACGTCACGACCGACACGTCGACGAGCCCGAGCTCGGTGATGGTCCGCTCGGTGTAGTCCTCGTCCCACTCCTGGCGGAGCACACGGAACGCGAACGACATCGCGTGAGCCTCACCCCGGTCGAGGCGGCGGATCAGGAAGTCGGTCACGACGTCACCGGGAGCGAGCCGGCCGTCGATCCGCAGACCATGCCGGTCCGAGTCGAGAGTGAGCGTCTCCGCCCACGTCGCCGCCACCGGCAGACCGAACGCGGTGTCAGAGTCATGGTTGATGAGCAGGCCGACCGGATCCTGTTCCGCCACCGACTTCGCCGCTGCGCCCTGGCGGATCGTTTCCGTCCACCCGTAAGGCGGGCCGCCGGCCACGTCGTATGGGTAGTCGTACACGGTCGCATACCCGTCGACCGTCACCGACCCGTCATCGTTCGCCCGGGTCTCCACGCTGAACGACCGGGCATTCAGCAGTTGCCCGCGGCGCAGCGCGTCGACATCGGCACGCACACCCTCACCCGGCGCGTCATCAGCGACGACCGCCGACAGGCGGTCCAACACAGGGGCGGGCAGGTTGCGGAGATCACGCACTGACATCGGACGACCTCGGAGTGGTCAAGGGGTCCACACCGAGAGGACCCATGTTCAACGGTTGCAGGTAGCCGTCCCCGTCCGGCACCGGCGGCATCTCCTCCAGCGCACGGATCTCGTTCACTGACAGCCAGCCGGCCATCCGGGCCTGCACGTACGACTGGAAACGCGACATCGAATCGGCCCGCAACAGCGAAGCGGTCGACGACCGCACATACTGGCCCCGTGGGATCAGCGTCGACATCCGACCATCGATCATCTGCAGCCACGGGCCGAGTGTGTGGGTCAGATAGCCGATGTGCTGCTGTTCGATCCCAGACCCCCACGACGTCGACCGTTCCGTGTCACCGATCATGTGAGGTGGCACCCCGAACAGGCGGGCGATCTGAGCGACCGAGAACTGCTGGGTTTGCAGAAACTGGGATTCTTCCGGCGTGATCGTCACCGGCTTCCACGTCACCCCACCAGACAGCACCGCAGGGAACCGCGAACCAGACCCGTGAGCCGCCATCCAACGAGCCTGCAACCGGCGCGCCTGCTCATCATCGATCTGCGTTTCGGATTCCAACACCGACGACGGCGCCGCCCCGTCAATGAACCAGCGGCCAGCGAACCGCTCCGCCTGCAACCCGACCCCAACCGTCTGCGCCGACACCTGCAACGGCGACAGACCGAGAGGCGACCCCGGCACCTGGAACGCCGGAAAGTGGACCAGCGACCCGCCGGCCGTGTGTAGCTGAGCTGGCCGGCCGTTCACCGCCCACTCCCACCCGTCCCCCCTCGAGCGAAGCGTCACCGTCCCCGGATCCAACGGTGTAGCCGACAACGGCCACCCATCTCGGCCCGTCCCATCGATCCACGCGAACCCGTTGCCCCGCATCAGCATCGACACCAGAATCTGCCGCCGCCACTCGAACGCCGTCAGGTCACGATGCGGAGCCGTCAAAATCTGCGGCTGCGGCGACACCCGCAACCGGGCATCCCCATCCGGTGACGGCCGGAAAGCGTGAGCCGGCAACGCGGCCACACCCTCGGCGATCAGCCGCACACACGCGAACACCGCCGCATGCTGCAACGCCACATCAGGGGTCACATCCAACGACACCGGATCCCGGCGGGCACGCACCGCGTCAGCCACAGGCGTCGTCGACGACCTCGACTCCACCAACCGGCGAAGCACACTCATCCGACAGCCACCCCGAGCACCACCAACACCGCACCCGCCACACCCAAAGCAACGACCGGCGACCAGAACGCCACCGCCGCCACAACCATCACAAGACCGGCCAACTCAGCGGCCGTTGAGAGCTTCGAGCGCATGGAGCTCCTCACGTTCGATCTCCGCCAGCCACTCGACCTCAACCGCCGCATCCCCACCCGCAACCGACGGCACAGACGGCGCCGCTGGAACCTCCGTTGGCAGCAACGCACGCGCCACCGTCACCGCCTCCAGCGGAGAAATCGGCACCGTCGCCTGCCGCCGATCCCACGCCCACGCATCCCCCAACGGACGCTCCGTCGCATCACCAACCGCCAGGTCCAACGGCCCCTGATCCGCACGCCGACGCAACCGGCCCTCGACGACATCAGAGAAAAACCCGCCACACGCAGCCTTGTACGCGCTAGTCGTGAGCTGGGTCACATCCATGGTGACACCCGCCGCCCGAAGCTCCGCGAGCACCGGCCCCACAGCCGCAGCCGTCGGCCCAGCCCCGTTGCACCCGACCGCCGACGGCTGCCACCGCTGCACCAGACCGAGCACCCGGGCCGGCAGCC